TAATATAAAGCAAGGCTTTGAATTCTAATTTTACGATAATACCTTTAAATGATCTCATAATTTTTAATTTATAGATTAATATTTGTTTCTTTATTACTATGTAAATATACAAATATACTTGCTTATATTAATAACAATATTTGCTTTTAACATAACTTTAACACAATTTAGGTATTAAGTATATTTTATTTATACATTTGCAGCAAACTAATATTAAAAGTTATGGGAAAGAAAAAACAAATACAAGTAACGTCGGCTGGATCTACACTCACAACACAACCCGAAAGACGAGGGACGCCAGAAGTAAGAGCAAAGCTATTAAATAGAGCGCTTGACATCATCCGAGATATACAAGAGAACGGCGCAACGTTAACCCAAGCCTGCAAAGATCAAGAGATAACACGGATGCAGTTTATAGACTATATTGAAAAGGATGTTAGACTAGTTGACGCATATGCGCGAGCCGTCGAATATCGTAACGATCTTAAAGCGGAAAACATCATAAGGTTAGCGCATAGTAGGGTAAACGACTTCTACACGGACAAAGACGGCAACGTAAGACCCAACCCCGTAGCAGTGCAAAGGGATCGTTTAATTATCGACTCTGAAAAGTGGTTATTAAGTAAGTTAGCGCCTAAGAAGTACGGAGACCGCATACAAATTGACGCCGAAGTAAAGCACACGGCGCCGCTTTCAATCGATCAAGTGAACGACATATTAAAGCAACTCGACAGCAATACGATAGACATAACACCAGAACCCGAAGCGGAATAGCGCAACCGCTAAAGCGAACACCGTTAACGCTGCACCGATCCAAGCGGAAGCCGTTAACGCTACCAATGCGAGAGCAGACCACACCGAGAGCGCAACCGTTGGAGCGAGAGCCACCCAGAGCGGGAGCCGTTGAGGCGTTTGAACTTTTGAAGTCGAGAGGCGGGCGGGGATATAAACACCAAAATAATTTTTAGCAATTTTGAGCCATATCTTTTTTTACTTTTTCCATTGTTATAACAAATATTATTTCTATATTTGCACTTTAACTTTACTAATAATAGTAAGGGGATATTTCTATTGAGTAAATTGGTCTTTTTAAAATTTTTTTTTATAAATTTACACCAAATATTTTTTTATGCTAAATGGTCTAAGTCCTTTACAAATACTGCAAGCTAGATTAATGGGAGATAGTTTGGCTTTTACTAAGTATTTCTTTCAGAAGCGTTTTAATAGGAGTTTTGTTGTAAATAGTCATCACGAGATTATTTGCAAGGCTATGGACAGAATATTGAGGGGAGAGTTAAAAAGGGTTTGTATAAGTATAGCACCGAGATATGGCAAGACTGAATTGGCTGTTAAGAATTTTATTGCTTTGGGATTGGCACATAATCCAAGTAGTAAGTTTATTCATTTGAGTTATAGTGGTAGTTTGGCTGAGGACAATAGTGAGAGTGTAAGGGATTTCATTGATAGTGAGGATTATAGTGCTATATTCCCTTATGTTGAGTTAAGTAAGAGTAGTGCTAGTAAAAGTAAGTGGGCGACTACTGTTGGTGGTGGTGTTTACGCAACTGCGACTGGAGGTCAGATTACAGGGTTTGGTGCTGGGGAGGTTGATAGGGATATTTTGGGTGCGATGCCAGATGAGAAGAAAAATTCATTTGCTGGTGCGATTATTATTGACGATGCGTTAAAGCCTGATGATGCGCTGAGTGATTTGAAAAGGCAGAGGGTTAATGAAAGGTTTGAGAATACGATTAGGTCGAGGACTAACAGTAGAGATACGCCTATTATAGTTATTGGTCAAAGATTGCACTCAAACGATTTGATAGGGTATTTAAAAGAAACGGAGGAAGAAGCGTGGGAGTTTATAGATATTCCTTGTATTACGGTTGATAAGTTTGGGGTTGAACACGCATTGTGGGAATTTAAGCAGACATTGGCTGAATTGAACAATATTAGGCAGATTGACGAGAATGTATTTGAAACGCAGTACCAGCAGAACCCTCAAGACTTAAAAGGGAAGTTATTGCCGTTACAGAGTTTAAAGTTTTGGAATTTGGCTAATATTCCATTTGAGAGTATAGTTTGGAAGTTTGCGGTTGGCGATCCAGCGAATGTTGGTGGAGATTATTATTCTATTCCATTTATGCACGTTGCGATAATTGAGGGGAAGCTGTTATGTTTTGTAAAAGGTATTGTTCACAGTAAGGAGGGGATTGAGATTGTGAATGACAGGATGATTGACAAAACTAGGGAGCATTTTATTGAGGAAGTGTTTTTGGAGGTCAATGGTATTGGTGCGGCAGCGTTTATGTTGTTGAAGCGAGATTTGAGTAATACGACAAAGGTCAAGCCGTTTACTGTAACGATACCCAAAGAGGCTAGGATATTAAGCAATAGTGAGTTTATACGAAATCATTTTGTTTTTGATGAGAGGTACAAGGAAGATGTTGAATATTCAAGATTTATCAATCACGTTACGGGTTACGATAGGGAAAGCAGTAATACGCATAAAAAGGATGCTATTGACAGTTTAGCAAGTGCAGCGAACATCTTAAAGATAAAATATAAGAATTTGTTATTTGGTTAATAATATTTTATATATTTGTCACAAAATATTATAATAAATGGCGTGGTCATTATTTGGTAAAAAGAAAAATTCACCGCAAGGTTTTGCAGAAGTTCAGAATGATGGAGCTTGGCTAAGCTATTTTAATCAGTATTTACAAAATGCTAATGGAGATAGGTTAATTAAGTTTGACCAAAGTAGGGCTTATGAGTTGGCTAATACTATTGCTGAAATATTTATACCTATTGATGCGATTGCCGAAAGATGTGCCAATATCAAATATGATATTATAAACAGAAGTACACAAGAGATAATAACTCCACAAGGGAACTTAAAGAAGTTATTGGATACACCTAATCCTTTGGATAAGTTTAGTGATTTAGTTTATCAAGAGGTGTTTAGCAAATTGGCTGATGGCAATAGTTATTATTACACAAAGACTGCTGATAGCATTGTTAATCCTACTTACGACAATATAAGTAACATTTGGGTATTACGACCTAACTTTACAACTCCAGTATTAAAAAAGACGATAAGTAATCCTTTTTTAATGAAAAGCATTGGGGATATAGTTGATTATTACAAGACGTTCTTTTTTTATGAGCATCAAATACAGCCAAGATATGTATTGCATAGTACGGCTTTAGGCATTACACAATCGGGGATGGGAAGAAGTCCTTTGTTTGCTTGTGAGAAAAACATAAATAACATATTGGCAGTTTATCAAGCGAGGTATAATGTTTATGCTAAGAATGGTAATGCTGGTATTTTGGCAAAAGCTCCTGTTGGAGGAGGTGGTGCTAGTTTGCAAGAAGCGATTGATCCTATTACTAGAGATACGATGCTTAAAGATTTGCAAGACAGAAATGGGTTGATAGGCGATAAGAACTTTATTGGAATGTCTAGTGTGCCTTTGCAGTTCATTAAGACGTTGGGAACAATTAAGGAATTAGAGCCATTTGATGAAACATTAGAGAACGCTATTAAAATTGCTGGTGTTTTTGGTGTTAACAAAGAATTGATACCAAAGAAAGACAATGCGACTTTTAGTAATCAAATGATTGCAGAGAAAAGTTTTTGGCAGAATGTAATTAAGGGAACGGCTTATGATGTGGCTAAAAGTTTGAACAAGGCTTATTATTTGCCAGCAGAGTGGACATTTGAGCCAAACTTTAGTGGTATTGAAGCGTTGCAAGAGGATAAAAAAGCTGGTTTTGAAGCAGATGGGTTAATGATTGATAACTTAGATAAGTTAAAGGCTAACGGAATTGATATGTCAGAAGCATATTTAAAAATACAAGAGAGATACAATGGAAAATAAAATATTAGAATTTAAGGCACAAAGGGATTTGTTTAAAAATCCAGTTTCACTTGGACTTGATGCTGAAAGAGCAAAGTTAGAGATAACTGCTGATAGAAAGGTAAAAGGCTATGCTATTGTTTGGGGTAGCAAAAATGACTATAATGAGATTGTATTGAAAGGTGCGACTTTAAATAGTTTAAATGCTAGAGGAATTGGAAGCACAAGTGGCAATCCAATTTTGGTTTTAAACCAACACAGACAGACAGAGCCATTATGCAGACCGACAATATTGCAAGAAGATGATTATGGCTTGTATTTTGAGGGAGATATAATTGAGGGTGTAGGTTATGCAGATGAAGCGGTTAATCAAGTGTCGCAAGGTGTTTTAAGACAATTATCTTACGGATTTAACTATATATGGGATAAAACAGAGTATGATGCGACAATGGATGCTTATATTCTTAAAGAAATAAAGTTAGGCGAGATTTCACTTGTAACATTCTCTAGCGATGAAAATGCACAGTTAAGAAGTTTCAATGAATTACAAGAGAGAGCAGTATTGGACAAATTTAGTCCAGAACAAATAAATGACTTACATAATCTTTTAGCTACAAGAGCCGTGACGAACACTCCAAAAGAAGAAAAGGTTATAGAGATTGAAAAGGGAAAAGTAACATTATTTTAAAAAAAACAACAAAATGGAAGCATTAAATTTAAGAAGTGCCTTAGAAAAAGGTGGTGCTACTTTGGATGAAAACCAAATCAAGTTCGTTTCGGCTATTGAGAACGAAATGAATGAGAGAGCAAAAAAACAAGAAGAAGCGTATTCAGCATCTTTAACAGAAGCGTTAAGAAGTGTATTAGGAGCGCAAGAAAAAAACGAGCAAGGACAAACGGTAACAGTTGCAGAGCAATTGCGTAACCTTGCAGAGGGATTAGAGAAAGTTGAGAAAAACAATATTAGACAATTGTCTAATGTAGAAAAATTCCAACTTCGTAAAATGGTAAAAGAGCAACACAAAGATATTTGTGAGGCTATCAGAAGCGGAAGTGATTTAGAGATTACTTTTAATGCTAAGCGTTCTGCTGCTATTTACACGGCTTCTACTGCTGTT